CACTTCCGCAGAGAGTGTTCAGTCAGAGCTTCGCAATGAAAGCACGTCAGGGGATGTCACCACCCCGAATTCACGACGTGAATGCACTACTTGCTCTGAATAGGATTTCTGCCCAATTCCACATTGGTCAGTGGACAGACCCCGGATCTGATCGTAAGACGATCGGTTTCCGGGAGGCGCCCGACGGTTCTCCAACCGTTGGGGGCCTGGCTTTCGTCGCAAACACGAAAGAGAACCTTGGATGGCTAGCAAAGCTGCCGAAAAGAGTTCTCGAGTGTGTCTCCCTGGAGAGGGTGACGACGAAGCCGGGTTCGATAAGAACTTGGCAACCTCCAAGCGAACAAGCCGACGGTGATGAGACACCACCGCCAAAAGGGCTTAATTACTCAGAAATTGTCCTCGTTCCCACCAATGGGGACCTGGAACAGTGGCGTGCCGCAGCAGACTTCTGCTGTGGGTATCTGTGTGTGATAGAAGACTCCTACCCAAAGGCTAGGATGTTCGACTTCCACACGGCGACCACGCCATTCAGGCACCTGATTTGCAAAGAAAAGAGCAAACAGGTCAAATGGATCAAGTATTACACCGCTGGTCCGATGTCTCAGATCCTGGGTGAGGAATTACCTCCAACGCCCGATGGCGCCAGGGTCCCAGTGTTTTTCAGTGGTAAGTTCCGGAGATTCATGCATCAACGGTGCCTTCCAAGCACCCGCGATGTACGCAACTACCGAAATGCCTTCAATCTCCTTCAGGGAGTGAAGAAGGCGTGCCAACCCATCTCGAAAGACTTCATCATCGATGCATTTAAGGAGCATCGAGTGACCATGAGCACCCCCTGCCCGATCAACACAGATCCCGACCTTGGTGTTTACGCCAAGTATCAGGAAATATGGAATCACGGGCGGTGGGGAGACCATGTCGACCGGAAAACGAAAGAAATCGTACCGGGGAAATGGTCCAGGTTTAAACCTGTGCTTTTCAAGCCTCCCGGACCTGCGGCCACTCTTGAGTGGGGCCGCAAGGAAGGGGGTGGAAGCAATTATGCTTATCAGGTTAACGAAGTTTTCGACCACAGAGAGCGTGTCACACAAGCCAAGATTGTCAACGAGCAAATTCTAAGAATGCTCCAGGACAAAGGCTTGATGGACGCCTTTTGGCGGACCAGGACGAGGGTTGACCCGTTCTGGGCCTGGCCTGCTCCTGACAACATGGCTGCCTACGCGGCAGCCAAGGAGAGGGAACCCACCGTTCCCCAGAAGATGATCAATCCAGCTGGAGAGATCTATCGAAACTGGACAAACTACTCCCCAAATTGGGGGGACGTTATGTCTCTCTACAAGGAGGACGATCCGAAAAATCGGAAAGTCATGGTCGAGGGGTGTGTTGAGCCAATAAAGCTCCGCACTATCACAAAGGGACCATGCCACAGAAAGTGGCTTAGTCAGTCCCTACAAAGGGAAATGGCCGACTGCCTGGACGGCCGTTGGCAGTTCTCACTCAACAAGGCGAACAGCGATGCCAGATTGGTAAATCGACTGTACCGCGAGTGTGAACGATTCCATCGCAAACAGGACAACACCGCGCCACTATGGTGGTGCTCAGGTGATTACAAGTCCGCGACGGATTCCATTTCGATTCATCACACCAAGGCTGCTCTTGAGACACTCTTAACAAATGTGTCAAAAGATAAAGTCAGTGAGGCTTGCAAGCGGCTCTATCGAGCCGAGTTGTACGAACAGATCGTGCAGTATCCAGTATGGACTGACATCGATCCCGTGCAACAAGTTAACGGACAACTGATGGGTTCGGTTTTATCCTTTCCCATTCTCTGCGTTATTAACTTTGTAGCCTACTGGGTCAGCTTGGAAGAGCACTACGGGAAGACCTTTACGGTCAAACAAGTTCCCTGTCTCATCCACGGTGATGACATTCTGTTTAAGACGACTCAGAGTCACTATGACCATTGGTCAAAGGTGATCACTCAATTCGGACTTAAGAAGTCCGTGGGCAAAAATTATTTCCACCCAAGAGTGTTCACTGTCGATTCTGAGTTATGGATAGAGGGGACCACGGGAGGTCGGACGCATTTCAAGAAATTTGTGCCGATCAACTGTGGATCTCTCCTCGGGTCAAAGGTCGATGGTCGCACCGACTATCAGAAGAGTCCCATTTGGGACAAATTCAATTCAGCGATCCGAGGCGCGCAAGATAAAGAGAGGTTTGTAAAACAATTCCTCTGCTTCAACCGCGCAATCCTGAAGCCAATGACATGGACAAAGTCCGGTATCCTCAATCTATTCCTGCCACACATGCGTGGCGGGTTGGGTTTCGAATTGCCCTGGAAGGCAACAGAAATTCCATTGAAGGAGGATCTCACACCTCTTGTCAAGCTCACGCGTCACCAACGCGACCTAGCGGCCGGGTTGTGTGACTCAATGCGTCAGTGGGGCCCCCTGAAGGCTTATGCCATCATTGGGGTGGAACACCAGGAAGGAAG